GGGGGGGGGGGGGTATTAGGTACATACATCCGTTTAACCTCCCCAATACTGATCCACCAGCTTGTGGGCCATTTCCTTACCCATAGCCCAAACCCATTCTTTACGGGCTTGCTTGGCTTCAGCTTCCTTTTCGGCCTGTTCCGCCACATAATCCCGGTTCAGGGTGTCGGGATGGTAATAGCGGATGATGGGGGTTCCGCCATCCACATTGCCAATGGTCAGTTTGATCCGGCCATTGTGGTTGAACCAGTCATTTTCACACCGGATTTCCAGCCCTTCAGGGCCGGTGGAAGCCTTGAAGATTGCCACATCAGGCGGGGTGATCTCCTTCTGGATATTCAGCCGGGGGTGAATTCGGCTGATCAGTTCCCAAGCAACCCGCTTGGTCAACTTCACATTCATTTAGCATTCCTCCTGAAATTCACAGTCACAATCCGCACAGATAACACGGACTTCTTTTGTGGCTCTGATAATAGCCCCGCAACAGGGGCAAACATACTTCCGGGAACTTGATCCCCCCCCCTTGCTGGAACCCTTCAGGCTTAAAGGCCGGGGGCGAACAAGGGTAAATCCCTGTTTTCCAAGGCTCTGAACAAATTCAAGGGCTTCCGGGGAAAGGGTTGTTTTGTGCCAGCCGTACTTCTCGCCTTTCTCCACGGTCAGACCGTGGGCTTCAGCGGTTTCCTTGAACTTCTTGTTGTGGTAAGTGCCAGATCGGGAAGTGTCCTGAACACCGTCCTGAAGGTTCTGAAGATGAACCATTTCATGGATAAGGGTTCCACAGGTTTCTTCAAAGGGCCGGTTCAGGTATTCAGCGCACAGATTGATTTCATAGTGGCCTTCATCCTCACCAGCCTTCCAAGCCTTCCAGCCGGTACACCAGCCATAGGCCCCACGGGTATGATCCGGGGAAACGGTGATCACAGGCTTTTCCAGCTTGTCAGCAAAGAACCGGGTGTTGAACTTTGAAAATAAATCTTCAAGTTCTTCAATGACCGGCTTCAGGCTTACTTCATTCATTGATGTTCTTCCTTTCTTATGAGCACTTATAGTGCTCAATCGGGGTATAAAAAAGCTCCTGCACCGTCTTACCAAAAAAGTTGGCAATCCGAATTTTGACTTCATCACGGGGAACTCTTTCATCCCGTTCATACATGGCCCAAGAAGATTTCGTAATACCAAGAATGGCGGCAATTTCTTCTTGGGTTCGATCCCCACGCAGTTTGCGAAGAATCATTCCCGTGGTTTCCTTCTGGATCATGTTCTCACTCCCTTTCTTGTTTTCGTGCACCTTTTGTGCTCGTCTGCTATTATAGTACACCCAATGTGCTCAAATGTCAAGTTGAATCGAACACTAAAAGTGCATAAAATAAAAAGGCACAATTTGTGCACTATGCTGGATTGACCTTGTGCACAAATTGTGTATAATATAAATGAAAGGGGTGTTACTAATGGCAAAGTTCAATGAGCGTTTGAAACTTTTACGCCGGGAATCCGGTTTATCTCAACAGGATTTTGCAAAGCAACTCGGAACTTCTAAAAGTAGCGTCAATATGTATGAGCGTGGAGAAAGAGAACCCGGTATAGAAACCCTTGAAGCCATTGCTGATTACTTCAATGTTGATATGGATTATTTACTTGGTAAATCGGATCATAGAAGTAAATCGGCATGGTTAGAAGATATTGATAATTCCATTGATCTTGATATTCTACGCTCCCAAGTAAAGTTTGAAAATTTGTTCCCGATTGAAAGAAAAAGATACCCTTTGATTGGAACAATCGCTTGTGGGAAACCCATCACCGCCAATGAAGAAAAAGAATTGTATGTAGAAGCCGGGGCGGAAATTGAAGCTGATTTTTGCTTACGGGCAAAAGGTGATAGCATGATCCGGGCCAGAATTTATGATGGTGATATTGTATTTATCCGAAAACAAAGCATGGTTGACAATGGTGAAATTGCCGCCGTGGTCATTGATGATGAAGCAACTCTGAAGCGGGTCAACTACTATCCAGAAAAAAACTTACTAATCTTGAAGGCTGAAAATCCTGATTATGAAGATCTGGTCTATACCGGGGAACAACTGGATCATATAATTATTCTGGGGAAGGCAGTTGCTTTCCAAAGTGATGTTAGATAAAGGAGATAAATATGAAAAAGAAAATTGGTTTAGTTGTGGCAATTATTTTTATAGGGGCTTTAGCTTTTGGTATTTCAAGGGTAGTTCAAAACCCTGAACAATATCAAAAAACTGATCCAAACATCGAAGCTATTATGAATTCCTGTGAAGTTACTGAAGCACAGGCCGAAACCATTTGGGGTATCCTTCAGGAATGTGGTGTTGGCAGTATTGAAATTATTTCCCGTGACACTATGCTTGATGGACTTTATAACACGGATGATATTGGATATAGGATTAGAACAGAAGATGGGAATAATCCTGTACTTTATCTAAATGGCGCTGGGGAAGTTTCACAAATACGATGGGCAAATCAAACACTTTATCCGAAGTCCTAAATTAGAACAGATAGAACACATCTTTTTCCCATTCTCTTTTAATGTTACTTTCTTATATTTTTTTACTTTTTAAGTTTAAGTAATATAACATCTGTTCTATCTGTTCTATTAGATAAATACCAGATAGGATAAAGGTTTTTGATAGAACAGATCGTAACAGAAGGCAAAAAAAAAAGACCGCCCCCGGTGGTGGCACACCGGAAGCGGTCAGGCGAAACAAAACCCGTTTGAAGTTAATGTTTCAATCCCCATTGGACATTATATCACATCGGGTTTGGCTTTGCCATACCCATTTTCCTGAAAGGACAGGTGATATAATGCGGAATCCCAATGGGTATGGGACTGTGGCGAAGCTGTCAGGCAATCGCCGCCGCCCATTCATTGTGAAAAAAGTGATTGGCTGGAATAACAAGGGCCATCCCATCTATGATATTGTGGGTTACACAGAAACCCGTGAAGCCGGGAATTTGCTATTGGCTGAATATAACCGTGATCCTTGGGATGTTGACCGGGCCAAGATCACCATGAAGGAACTGTTTGAACTTTGGAAAGAAAAGAAGGCTCCGAAGCTGGGAGAATCCAACCGTTCATCTTTGTGTTCAGCGTTCAAGCATTGTTCAGCGTTATGGGAAAAGCCCTATAAACAAATCCGGTCATACCAAATGCAAGAAACCATTGACGGTTGCGGGAAGGGGTACAGTACACAGGCGGCAATTAAGAACCTTTGGGGCCATCTTGACAGGTTTGCCCTTGAAATGGACATTATCACCCGTTGCTATTCTGACTTGCTGACTTCTGATCCTATCCCACCAACCACCCGCCTTCCCTTCAGCAAGGAAGAAATCAAGAAGGTTTGGGAACATCAGAAAGAACCTTGGGTTGACACGGTTCTGATCCTGCTTTATTCCGGGTGGCGGATCAGCGAACTTCTGAACTTGAAGCCGGAAGATATAAACCTTCAGGCCGGGACGATGAAGGGCGGAACCAAAACCAAGGCGGGGAAGGATCGGGTGGTTCCTATCCATTCCAAAATCAGGCCCTTGGTGGAATCCCGCCTTGCGGAAGGTGGCCCCCGCCTAATTAGCTACAATGGAAGGGTCTGTTCCCAAACCCAATACCGGGTATTTTGGGCGGACATTATGAAGGCTCTGAAGATGAACCACACCCCGCACGAATGCCGCCACACCTTTGAAACCCAACTGGACAGCGCCGGGGCAAACCGGAAGTGTATTGATCTTCTCATGGGCCATGTGTCCAAGGACACAGGAAACCGGGTCTATAATCACAAGACTTTGGATGAACTGAAAAGCACCGTTGAACTAATTCAGTAAGCCCTTGAATTTTGTCAAATCCTATGGTATTCTTTTGATGGTGCTACCGATAAACGGCAAGCGGTTAGTTCCCCTGACCAGATCAGGGGCGCTTCTTGCCCCCTGATCTTTATAGAAAGGGGGGCTGTCAAATGGTTACATATTCTGATCTGATTCAGACAGGTATTTTAATCGTTGGCATTATTGCCCTGTTCATGCAGGCCAATAAAAAGAAGTAACCGCCCGGCTCCCAACCTTGCGGTTACTTCTGTAATCCAGTAGGGGAACCAACCGTTTGCCGGTGGCACCCTCGTTCTATGTTCAGTATAATTCAAAGCCGCTGAAATGTCAATAGGGGCCGTTCAAAGCGGTGAACATTATAGGCCGATGAACACTGAACTATTAACACGATAGTAACAAGAAAGGCGGGAAACCCCGGAAAACCGGGACTTCCCGCCTAATCTGTTTTTATTGTACCACAAAAATCATCGGGGAACAAGGGAGCCTTACACGGCCTTGCCGCCCACCGTGAGCGTGGAAGAACGGATGTGGTGGGTGAGAACGACTTCGGCGTCCTCGCCGCCCATGGCCAGCAGCTCGTCCACCGAGAGGGTGGTGGAGCAGAGGATGGTCTGGAAGGTGATGGTCTCGATGCCCTCAGCCCGCAGCTGACGCAGGGCGGCCAGCGAGATGTGGAAGGAGGCTGTGAGCCGTCCGACGCAGACGGTGAGGGTATTGCCGCTCTGGGTGCTGATGGAGTCGATGACCGCGCCGCTCTTGTCGGTGACAGTCAGGCCGGGGAGGGGAAAGGCGGGTGCGGACGGGGCGGCAGAGCCGCCGTCAGAAGAGGAAGAAGACTCCTCGGGGATAACAGGTCCTTCCGGCTCCACAGGGCGGGGGGTGGGGACCTGATCGATGACCTTGCCGTCGGCATCGGTGGCGGTGACTTTTGCGCCCGGGCCCAGCTTGTCCTTGATGGTGTCGAGGACAAGCTCACTGCCTTTCTGCGAGAGGGCCTTGCCGTTGGGACT